TATCCCCATTTCCCACCCACCAAAACACCATGTAAACAATGCTCCCAGTGTAGAACTTGTAAACCCTATGGCCACTGATTTCCCTGTAAATTCTTTGAAATAATTTATTATATAGTCCACATCACACCTCCTTGTAAGTATTTTTAAGCATTGAAAAAGAGCCTTCTACAGCTCTTTTATATTGTTATATTACCTATCGCTAAGTCTAATTTTTGTAAAAACATTTCTTCTGTTTTAGTTAGATTGTCTTTATCTAATAATTCTTTTCCCAGTTGAAGGCAACTTTCTAAGAAGTCATCCATTATTTTCTTATTCTCCATTGTCAAATTCATATATTTTTCACCTCTTCGTTGCTTTAATATTTGTCTAGCTAAGATTTTCGAGATACAAAAAAGACTTAAATTAATAAGCCTTTACGTCGCAAAATTTTTCGTTTAACATATATATCCATCAATACCTACAAGTATTGATTTATCTGGGTTTATAGATACTAATAGATATGGGTATTCCTATTGCGACATAATTCAGGGCATAGAAAAAGACACTCTTGAGTGCCTTAAAGTTTATATTCCTTTTTTTAAATTGAAGGATCATTCCAAAAAATTTGATGTTCATCAAAATCATTACATACATCAGCAGAAGCCTTACATTTAGGATTACTGCATATGTAGGTATCATATTCAACGTCATCCTCTGTACTATTTGATCCTATATGCTTCATAAATTGCCCACAATATTTACATTTTAATTTATGATTGTCCATTGCATCAAACTCATTATACATACATCAACCCACCTCCCAAATATCTTACATAATTATTAATTGCCTACTATATATCATTATTTTATACCAGGAAGGTGTTTTGTTCAAATTGCATTAAAACTTCTTTTCACTTTTTAATTTTTCAATAGCCTTTTCCTCTTCAATGAATTCCTTCATTTTCGCAGCAACAAATGGAGAAATCATAACACCTTTACGTTCTCCATACTTTTTAAATTCTTCTAATACATCCGGTGGAAGTGTAATATTAATCCTTACCGCCTTCTTTCCCAATATAATCACCTCTTAGAAATGATTATATATTTTAAATTTAGCTTTGTCACTTTTATACTTATTTATACACATATATACATACTAATAAGTATAAATAAGTACGCATTATTTTTCTATTGTGTAATAAAAAAGAACCTACCTAAGTAAATCCTTTTTTACATTTTATTTCACATAAACATATGTTTTACTTTGTATTTCTTTACCATTCTTACTAACAGTTATTTTATTTCTATAAGGTTCTTCATCATTTCCAAATGAACGATAATTATCTTCTGTTTCAATTTCTAAAGTTATTATATATCCATCATTCTCTTTTTGTGCCTTATAACAAATATATGGTTCGTTTATTTCTTCGTTTTTATGATTTAAATTAACATTTTTAAATCCGTACTTATGGCCAAAATCTGATATAGGTATTTTTTTAGATTCACATTCATGTATCTTAGATACTATCTCATTATAAATATCCATTATACCATCCCCCTAAATTATATACTTATTAAATAATTATACATCTTTAACAAATACTTTCAACACTCTTTTACTATTTTTAAATTTCAATAATTTAATTTTCTGTTACTAAATCTTTATAATTTTTTAATAATCCTTCTGGTTTCTTTTCTCCAAATAATTTATATCTAAGAAAATCATCTACATAAATACATGCTGGAACTAGCAAAAACCATAGAAAAGCATAAGGTAAACAAACCTGCCCAAATAAATTAAAAGGTTCTGTGGAATAATCCCATATATCTAAACCTAACCATACATTAAGTATCATTCCACTTGTAAACTCTAATATAAGAATTATTAAAGTGCCTATAACACACTCTTGCCACATTTTACGATCATAAAATTTTGGATGCTCATTCAACCTACCTATAAAGAAAGCAGCTAATCCACCAACTACCAACATGCTTATATGTGTCCACCCACGCCAAAATCCTTCTAATACCATGTATAAAGCACCCATTATAAAAATTAAAAGCAAGTCCTTTTTTAAGTAGTTGTTGTTGGAATTACTGTATCCCATGTTATTTTTTGTACCTCCTCTATAGAATTTAAACTATTAATATATATTTTTAAATCTTCATATTTATTTGTATTTTTTTCTATATGTCTTTTTAAATCTAATCCTAAATCCAACATATTTTTAGGTTGCCATTCTGTGCATTTATCAGCTTCTTTATTCTTATAATAGTTTATAGGTTCTGTAGTTAAATTTGATAACCTCAATTGTGCTATTGTTACAAGTCCATTTATTCTACTTTGGTCTGTTAATTCGCAAGAATAATCCTCTATAGTTGTTCTATCAAATGCTGTTGATTGAAAAGTATTTATTATAGCATTTTGACATGCTGTATTCATTTCATTTATTTTATTTTGTTTTATTTCATCTAATGTTAATACTGGTTTTGATGGTGTTTTCTCATTATTATAATCTACCTCAGTAATTATAATAACACCCATTGGCAGAGTTGAAATATCTTCATTTGTTGCAAATACCCCGTAAGTATCTTTATATATTTGACTTCCTGCTACAAATTGACTTATGTCTAACCCTTTATAATCAGGTTGACCAAATTGATTTAATAGATTGTTTATTTTTATATATACCATATTTTACCTCCTATATTGATAATACATTTGTAAGTAAATTATTATTACTATTTGTGAATGTGTAAAAACTTGTGTTATCGCAAAATATTGATTGTCCAACTGCTAACCCTACTACACCATTTTTACATGGAATAAATGCTAATAATGAACTATAGTAAGTATTTATATATTGTTTTATTATAGTCCCAGTAAAATTTCTTATATTAGTAACTGGCCCATTTATATATGAATATATTTGTTGCATTGCTTCATTAATAGTTATATTATTTATTGTATTTCCTTCTGAATAAGAATTTAATATAATTGTTCCATTATGGTCTGTAATAACAGCATAATTACTATTAACCCAACATATATATGATGGTGTCACTGTCGTTGGAATATAAGCACTTGATACAGGGTAGCTTACTGTTTTAATTACTGTTCCACTTGGATTTATTACTTCTGCAACACCAGTTACCGTATCATAAACCCATAATCCTTCGGAGGTAAAACCAATCGGTCTATAAATAGTATTAATATTTTTTAGATAATTACTAAAATCTTGCTTCCCAGATGTATTACTACCAAACAACTTAGAGTTACTCAATAATTCATTACTTAATAATCCTTGCATTATGAAGTCACCTCATTTACACCCCAAATATAATAATCCATATCAGAAGTAACTGCACCAGTAAGTTTAATAGTTTTCCCTGTTGTTATTGCTATATTTAAATCACTTCTAATAAGTGTATCTTTAGTTGGTATAGCCTTTGTAGGGATTAATCTCTTATCATCTATTTTCATTGTAACGTTTTGGTCTGTAGCGTTAGCATTGCTTATCCAAAACCCTTTCATAATAAAAGTAGTATTTGCTGCTACTGTAACTATAGTAGTTTCAGTAGTTGCCAAAGTCCCACTATACACCTGGTCACTATATGTTTTAGCCATTATATCTGCACCCCCTAACATTTAAAAATTGCATATCTGACATTGCTGTATTTATATTACTGAATTGTGTCGCATTTTCTGCCTTATGCGACTCAAAATCATCAGCTAAAGTAGTTAAATTATCCTGCTTTGCTACCCCTCCAGTTACCCCTATTTGTGAATTTGCTATTGCCCCTATATCACTTGCATTTTTAGGTATACTATCCTTTACGGTTTCTAAATCCTCTTTGGTTGCAAGTGTCACAGTAGGGTCTATCTTTAGCGTTACAGCAGCAGTATTAACTACTTCCAATATAGTCCTTATTCTTAAATCCTTAGAACTTCCCTCTGAAACAACGGGTTTATATGTTTCTGGATATTTACCAACTGCCAAAAGATTACCTTCATCATCAGCTATACCACATTCTCTTATCATGAATCCTCCCACATTTGCAGGTATAACTGTCTCTAGCACTATCCAGTTGGAATTATCGGTGTCCACTATTATATTACCTATGTTTCCACTCCACACTTCATGTACCAATGCTGTCTGCGTTTCTGTAGGATTATAATAATTGCCCCCACTATCTCCCAATTTCAATGTAGTAAATTTAACCTTTGTCCCTAAAGCACTTGCATTTGCTATTTGTGCTTTACCTATATTAGTTAAAATTGTATAAAAACTTTCTGCCATGTTTATCATCCTTCCTTTGGATATACTGTAATATTTTCAATTCCTGTATTACTTCCCATAGCAATATTAATTTCCCCAGTACTTTCAATCACCTTTGGACTCCATGGATAAACCGTTATTGTCTCCCCAGTTACTAAATAACTGGCAATATTAGCTAACCCTTGTTTTGAATCAACCGATATATCGTAATCTAAATGTGCTGGTTTAATTTCTTCTAAAGCTTTTTCTAGGCCGCTTAAATCTCTGGGAATTATTAAATTACCTGTAAATATTATTTGAATTCTACCATTTTTAAATTTTACATCTGTATATCCATCATTTCTCCAACTATTTACAATAGATTTTAATAAATTAAGATCACATTTATTATTACTTTTCCATCTAGCTTCAAGTTGTGACCTTCTATCCTCTATGGCCGTATTAGGGTTAGTCTTAAAATCTAATAACTTCTCTAATATCGCTATTGTATCTAAATCCATAGTGTCGAACCAATAATTATTATACATTTGCAGAAGCATACTTATTATTCCATCTAAACTCAATCCTGCACTATTAAATATTTCAATGATCCATTCATCATTTCTATAAATTTGGTGCAAGTTGTTTATTAAATCGTCTTTCATACTCATAACAGTGTCACCGTCCCTACCACTGGGACTTCAGTCAGCAGAGCTGTCAAATTTAATATTATGTTCTCTTGCCCATTATTTACTTCTAAAGTATTACTTTCATAATCGGATATACCTGGGGTTTGCAAAAGTATATTGCCCTCTCTTGCAAAAGAAATATAATTATTATCAGTATTTAGTGCTACACTAGAAAAATAAGTACATAAGCCCTCTTTTATACTTTCTATAATTTCTTCATCTGTGTAATTACTACTTGTTTTTATTACTTTAACTTTCATATCTATTGTTTTTGCTACTGCACTTTCTACTGTACAATATACCCCAATCTGTGCTTCCCCTGTTCCTATTCCCCATGTACTCCATACACCTGTATTAGAATCATAAGTGCCTTTAGGGTCTATATACTCTTGCACATCTTGTACTATATCTTCCGATGCAGGTTGGTTATTACTATCAACTATTATAACTTTTACTGTATTATCCCCATTCCAAAGAGGATAACAAATAGCATTACCAACACCTGGCCTACTTTTTGCCCACGCAATATAACTATTTTTATTACTACCTGTCACTGGTTTTCGTAATGCATCATAATATCGTGTTCTTAAAGAATCATCACTTTCAGAATCATAACCATCATATCCCTTTTCATTATTCGTTACACCAGATATGCCTGCTAACGTTATAGGCATTTGAGTAATTGCACCTGCTGGGACATTACCTGTAACTCCTGCCAAAACTGCTTGTGCCAATATTGTATCTGCACCATTTATAGTCTTGTTTTCCAAAGACTTAAATTGTATACCTGCAGAAGTGGCAAATAAATCTCCAGTATTTATAAACCCAATTCCAGTAACTGTAAGTATTGCTTTGGCATATGTTGCTGATTTTCTCACTATACCTTTCCTCTGCAGCACATATTTTGTTAACTCATCACCTGTAAGGTTATTTACATCCAATTTATTAAATAGTTTTTCTAAAACCAAGTAAATGTCTGATTCAGCAATAGCAAAACTCCTAGTTAACTCATAAATCAGATAGCCTGCCTTTTTTTCATAGACATCTGAAATAGTAGCAAGTAAATCAGCTTGAACATTATTAACTGTTTTATTTTCAAACACTTGTACTCACCTCTAATTCACTATCATCTATTAATTTAACCGTTAATTTTACTATCACCTTATTTTTTATTTGTTCTATATTAAAA